ATAAGATTAAGACAACAATGGCTAGAAGGCGGCGTAGTTGATGCTGAAAAGATGATGGACCTATGCCTTGAACACTTCGTTATTTCTCCTAAGAAAAAAATGGAAGACTTCGATTCTGTTATTGAATTAGAAGAGTTAGTACAGGAGTGTGTAAACTTTGTATATTTGGGGAAGTAAAATCCTTAAAAAAGGAAATTAACCAAGAATACGAAGAGTTTTGGAGACCAAGTTTATTATTAATTAGAAATGGCATACTTACCTATACTGAGGCTATGACTTTAAATGCTGATGAATTATATAGGTTAAGCTATGCCTTTTCTTTATATCAAAAAGAAGAGGAAAGAGAGGTGGAAAAATTAAATGGCTGATGCTAGAGAATTGATTTTTAAACTTAGTACCACTGGTGCTGATAAGGCAGCTGAGGATATTAAAGAGGTCAATAAGTCCATGGATGGTGCAAAATCTAAGTTTATTGGATTAGAGGGTATGCTTAAAACTACTGGTTCTACTCTTCAAAGCACTGGTGGAAAGATAAAGGACTTTGGCAAACAAGTTTCTGCCAAGGGTAAAGAAATTACTTCCTTTGGGAAGTCCTTAACTAAGCTTACTGCTCCTCTTACAGTGATGGGTGGAGTTGGATTCAAAAAGTTCATGGAACTAGACAAGGGCATAAGACAGGTTTCCACTCTTACTAATCAAGAAATACTGCCAGTTGCCCAAATTAGAAAAGAAGTTAGGTCGATTTCAGATAGTGCAGGGATTGCTCAAACAGAAGTTGCAGGGGCAATGTATGATGCTCTTTCTTCTGGTGTCGATACTTCCAAGGTCGTAGAGTTTACTAAGTCGGCTACTAAGCTAACTAAGGCAGGCTTTACTGACATGGGAACTGTTATAGATGCAACTACAACTGCCCTTAATGCCTATGGAGACCAAGCCTTTGAGGTGTCTAAGATACATGATATTTTTGTTAAGACACAGGACAAAGGCAAGATTACTGTAGATGAGTTAGGTAAGAATATTGGTAGGGTAATTCCTATGGCAGCTGCCGCAGGTGTTAACCTAGACCAATTAGGAGCATCTTATTCAATATTAACTGCGAAGGGTCAAAATTCGAGGATTGCAACTACTAACCTAAATGCAATGATTGCTGAACTTTCAAAAACTGGGTCAACTGCTGACAAGGTCTTAAGGTCTGAGACTGGTAAGTCCTTTCAAGAACTTACAAAATCAGGCACAAACCTTGGGGAAGTACTAGGAATATTAGACTCAAATGCCAAGGCAACTGGGGTTAACCTTTCTGATATGTTTGGTCAAATGTCGGCAGGTCAAGCAGCTTTGACCTTGCTTTCAGATGGCACTGAAGGTTATACAAAGATGCTAAAGGAAATGCAAAATTCTGATGGGTCTGTTGATACTAACTATGAAAAAATGTTAGGACCTTTGGAACAATGGAACAAGGCAAAGGAAAAAATGACAAACTCACTTATTGATGTGGGTGGGGCTATTTCTCCCTTTGTTATCCAAGCAGCTGAAGGTATTTCAAATTTAGTTGAAAAATTCAGTAATTTAGATCCACAGATGCAATCTTCCATCGCTCAATGGGGATTGCTGTTAGTTGCTGCAGGGCCTGTCATTAGTATTTTTGGAACTATAGTGTCTGTTATAGGCGGTGTAATTTCTATTGGTGGTACACTAATAGGTTTTGTAGGTTCTTTAGTAGGTGGCCTTGGTGGTATTGTTTCTGTTGGTGGCTCAGTTGTTGGTGCTATTGGTGGAATATTAGGTGCTTTAGGTCCAGTCGGTTGGGCTATGATGGCAGTCGTTGGCTTTGGTGCTTTCTTGATATCTAACTGGCAAACAATTAAGAGTGAAGCTGCAGCCTTGGGTGGTGGTATTAAGGGATATCTACTAGCTACTTTAAAGGTAACAGGAAGTGGATTTACTTCTATGGCAAGTAAGGCTCTAGGTGCTTTAAATTCCATGAAGCAAAAATGGAATGAGGTCAAAGAGTTCTTTAAAAATCCAATAAAGGGTGTCGTTTCAATAGTACAAAAGGGAGCAACTGCTCTTGGTAACATAATGAGTGGTGGAGGAGCAAAGGCAAAAGTTCCTTCTCATGCTAGTGGTCTTGATTATGTACCATATGACAACTACTTGGCAAACTTACATGAAGGGGAAATAATCCTTACTAAATCTGCTGCCAATGCTTATAGAGATCTAGGTGGAGATAGAAACAATGTGCCTAACAATGTTTACAACAATAATGTAAACAAGACTCAAACCAATGTAGCTAATAATTATGTAAATAACATGCCACCTAATATATCCAATAACACTGTAAGTAATGCTCCTAATATCAACATTAATGTCTATGGTGGACCTAAGGACAGTCCTATGGATATTGCACAAAATGTTAGGGCAGAAGTAGAGAATATCTTTAGAGATTTAAGACTTCAAAGGGCGTGATGTCATGGGTAAAAAAACAAAAATTAAACTAGGCGACATAATTATGGATGCAGTAGTTTCTGAATCTGTTGACTTTACAGCTGATGTTACTAATAAGCCTGTAGAAAAGGGAGAAGATATTGCAGATCATATGAAAGCTAAGCCTTTTGTGGCAAAACTCTCTGGATCTATGGTAGATGATGCTCCTGCAAAGCTTAAACTGCTAAAACAGTATCAAAAAGATGCAGAACTTCTGACTTATGTTGGTAGAAATGCTCTTTCAGATGTAGTTATAACAAGTTTAAATACTAAGCATCCTGTGGAAAATGCAGAAGGTTTTGACTATGACATAACTCTTACTCATGTAAAGATTGCCAAGCCTGAGACTTTTAAGGTAACTGTTAAAAATCCAGAAACTAATAAGCAGGATAAGAAGACGGCATCCAAGGTAAAGGGCAAGACAAACGAAGGTAGAAAGCAGGTTAAAAGCAAATGAAGTATATTGATATTGAAAAAAACAAGATTCCTTATAGCTTTGAAATAGTCCTTGCTAACGAGACCTTTCAATTTGAAGTCCTATACAATAGTTTTGGAGACTTCTTTACTTTAAATCTCTATAAAAATCACAATTTAATTCTCTATGGAGAAAAGATTGTTTTAGGTGTATCGCTCTTTGAAAACTGCAAGCATCTTGAAATACCAAAGATGGAAATTGTTCCTTTTGATACAACAGAAAATGCAATTAGGATTTTCTATGAAAATATGAATGAGGATGTGTTTTTGTATGTATTGGATTAGGGATATTGATGTATTAGCAGGTGGCAAGAAGTTTCAATCTCTTGGGGAAAATGCCTTGGAAATTGACTTTGATATTTCTTTTAATGACAAGGAAGAGCCTGATGTTTCAGAGGTTACTATTTATAATCTTTCTGAAGATTCTATTAATGAGATTAAGAAGCAAGGTTATTGCATAGTTAATGCAGGATATAGGGAAATGGGAAATAAGGCCTGTGTTGTTTCTGGAGATATTGAAGATGTGACTACTGACTGGCAAGGTCTTGATAAGGTCACAAAGATAAAGGTTTCTGATGGTGGAAAAGAATGGAGACAGGCTAAGCTTAATAAGACCTATGCTGAAGGAACTAAGGCAAGTCTTATTATGCAAGATCTTTGCGGTGTCCTTGTTGAAATAAAACCTAAGGAAGATATAACTTACAAGCTAGGAAAGACTATTAAGGGTTATTGCTCTGATAGTCTTAAAAGGCTTGTTAAGGATACTAAGTCTAAGATGTACATCAATAAAAAAAGAATTACTATTAGGGATGAGAAGAAGGGCAATGACATTGGATTTCTTTTAAATTCTGAAACTGGTCTTGTTGGGAATCCCACTCTTAATAAGGATGATTCTGGAGATAAGACTGACTTAAGAAATTCTGAAAAGAAAAAGAAGAAGAACAAGGAAGAAAAGAAGACTTGGAAGGTTATCTGCCTTTTAAATGCAAAGATTGAAACTGATAGCATTATAAAGATTGAATCTAAGACCTGTAATGGTCAATTTAGGGTTGTAAGTGGCAAGCATACCAAGGACTTTAACACTGAACTTGTTGTGGAGGAAGCTTAATGGAAAATGCAAATAAGTTTTTAAAGGACTTTGCCAGTGGTATTAGCAAGGGAGTTAATGTTGCTAAGCTTGGCAAGGTTGTAAAATTTTATCCAGAAGTTATGAAAGTTGATGTAATGCCTTTACCTTCAGAAGACAATGCCATGATTATTAATGTGCCTGTAGCTACTGTAAGGACAAGTGACTTCCTTCTTTATTA